GGCCTCTGGCAAGCGCAGATACATCTCTAAGCGTGGCGTGGCTTTCAAGATTGCTGTTCAAGACTATGTGATCGAGCACAACATCCCCAAGCTAGGCGATACCGAGATAGAGATGAGCGTGATCCTTCACCCTCGCTCCAAGATCCTGATGGATTTGGATAACTGTTTAAAAGCGATTTGCGATAGTTGTCAGGATGCCGGGATATTTGATAACGATGTCCAGCTCTCCTCAATTCTGATTACTAGAGGTGAGCAGATCAAAGGCGGTGGCTGCCAAGTATTTATCAGACCAAGGAATCCAGATGGCGATTGATGTTTACAAGCAAGCCAGAGAAGCCGAGCACACCATTACAGGCAAGTGTTGGTGCTCTCAATGCCAAACAAGCAAAGTGACAAGCGGTGGCAACTACAAAGAGTTCAACGGCGGTAAGAGTAGGCGCTGGGAGTGTATGAGTTGCAAAGATAACCGTGCCAAGCGTGAAGGGTCGTGATGTCAAGTTACCGGATGGCCGTGTACTCAATAGTTGGAGTGAGGAATATAGGAAGTATTGCGAGGCTAAGACAGTCTTTAAACGCTTCAAAGTAAAGAAAACACGACAGAAGTATCTCGCTGATGTGTATTTAAAGCGAGGGCCAGAAGGCCACCAAGATTTGTATGACGAAATGATGAGGATATGGGAATGGGAAAAGAAGCACAAATAAACCCTGTAATAACTGGATTGGGTGAGGATTACTTAATGAGTCAAAACGAGATTGCAGACAAGCTGTTTTTGCATAAGAACACGATTGGCTGTATTGAGAAGCGAGCTATGGAGAAATTCAAGCGTGAGTTGTCAAGGCGTGGCCTGACTTTAAATGATTTGCTGGAGGCGTGATGAATGAGCAATTAGAAGTTATGGATGGGTATGTTGTCGAGATAAATAAGTTCTACAAGATGAGCGAGTCAGACTGGGTGATCTTGAGATTGATCGCAAATAGGGATTGTGACTTTATTAACGACACTCAGGATATGGCCGCTCTTTATTTAATTGAAAAGTACAGTCAAGAGATTGCGCGTGAGTGCTTCTTTGAGTTAATGGAGGAGTCAGTAAAATGAGTTTCATCGTAGAGCAAATAGATCAGGCGTTGCCACCAGGACAAGTGATGGATGTCACTCTGGAGAACTTTCAGAATGTCTGCATGGCATTGGTATTAGCAAGACAGTACATCGTTACCCAAGAGGCTCAGATGCGCGCCATGATGCGCTTCTATAAGCGTAGGAGTGAGTTGAATGATTGATCCTAAGATGCTCTGTCCTAAGTGCAATCACTCTGAGAATAGATTGTTGTCATTGCGCGAGCACAAGAAGCACAACTACTTGCGCCGTAGAAGGGTCTGTCAGGATTGTGAGTACAAGTGGAGCACTCTGGAGATTGTTGAAAGACAAGTACAGATAGGATGAGCGCCATACTAATGAAACTCCCTGACAACATCATTAACTTCAAACTACCTAAGAAGCCCAAGGTAGTTGAGAAGGAAGATCAGCCGTATCAAAAGCAATACTCAATCACACCCTTTAGAGCGATGACTGATACCAGACTGCATGAGAAGCCATTGAGAGTGCTGGGCTTGCTCTGCTCTTATACGAATCGTGCTGGCATCACTTGGGTTGGCCAAGAGACTATTGCAAAGCAACTAGGAACAACTAAGCAGACTGTGGGAAAGCACATGAAGCTACTTAAAGAGCTAGGTTATATCGAGGTTGTCAGCAAAGGCTTTAGAGGAGAGAGGGCAAATACAACGAGGGTGATCTTTGATCCGACTGTGACAACAGAAGATGCGATAGGAGTTGCAAGCACAGGTGAGGAGGATGTACGCCCTCCTTTCATGGTTAAACAGGAGATGCGAGAGATGGATGAACAAGTGCGTAAGAGGATGGTAGCGCAAGCTCTGGAGATGTCTAAGGGATTTGGTAAGGCGAATGTGTTTAAGGTGAACACCGAGCCTAAGAGTAGTGATTCAATAACTGTGAGAGAGATGAAGATGAAGATTGCAGAGCACCAAGAAAAGGTAAAGAGAGTCAGTAAAGTGAAGCGAGACCAGTTGTCAAAAGATGCTAATGAGTTGTTGTCAAAGGTAGAAAAGATAGTTGTCAAGCCTGTGGATAACTTACTCCATAGTAGCGCTCATAGTAGCAGTCATAGTAACAGTCCAGAGTCTTACCAAAGGGAAGTAGAAGGTATATATAAGAAGGATATATATAAAGATATAAGTAATAAGTTAATTAGTATTTATAAATTAAAAGTAGGAGTTATTAATAAAGTTGAAAGAGTTATGACAACAGAAGATCAAGTTGCAATGTTGTCAATGGTTGAGGCTGGTTTAGAAGAAGTGATGTGGACAATGATCGTGGATGACACATTGCAGAACTGTGCGAGAACTAGGAAAGAACCACCTCATCGCATAGCCTACTTCAAAGAGGCAATCATGCGTACTTTAAATACCCCTCTCGCTTGATCTAAGGTATCGCCATGACACGATCACAAGCATACCAAGGCAAGGGTAGCCAGTACCTAAACAAATTGAATGGTGAGCTTTCTATTCATCTTGTACAAAACTCAAACGAGGGTATGATTTATTTAAACCCCCTACGAAAAGGATGGCCCCAGATGAGGAGGAGCAATGGCTTATGGATTTGTACTAAACCCAAGGGCGGCATTGGCTTGGTGGAAACAGACCCTATGCTCCCCCCCGGGTCGGGCTATAGCGTGGGGTACTTCCCTCAATTTTTCCCAACATTTTCCTAGGACTCTTTGTGACTGACAACATAACTCAAACATTAACAGAAAGAGGGACTCGCTATGGCAAGTTCAAAGACCATGCCGCTATCTCTCAAGCCCTCAAAGAAGTCATGCGAATGACTAACGGCTGGGACAGGCTCGCAGTAGATCAAATTGAATCACTTGAGATGGTGGCGCATAAGGTGGCTCGCATCCTCAATGGAGATCCGAATTATGCGGATAGCTGGGTGGATATTGCTGGCTACTCCAAGCTCATTGCAGACAGATTAATTGACAACATAGAAAGGTAATACAACATGGCATTTGAAATGAGGCCGGGATCTTTCTCCCTTTTTAAAAACGATAAGAAAGAAAAAGAGACTCAACCCGATTGGAAGGGTTCTATCAAACTTCCGAATGGTGAGGAGTTCTGGTTCGATGCTTGGACTAAGCAAGGAGCCAAGGGGGAATTCATCTCTGGAAAGATCGGTAACCCTAAGACCGCTAATGGTGGTCAAAGTAACCAACCCGCCGCTTTCAAAATCTTTCCTACAAGCAATCCTATGGATGAAGAAGGCCCCTTCTGAATATGGCTACTAAACTCGCAAAGCAAGTTCCAAGCGTTAAGAACTGGGGAGGAATTCGCTCAGTTGAGAGGCGCTTGGAAAGATCGCAAACCATCATGGCAAACAAGGAGGCCGTTGCGTATGAACTCCTTTGTATGGCCAATACTAAGTTGTCAGACATTATGTCTTGGGATGAGGATGGGAATGTCAAAGTCAAAGCTAGTCGGGATATTCCAGATCATGCCTTGCGAGCCATCAAGTCAATTAAGGTCAATGAGCGCACCGATAAGGAAGGCAATACAACCCGCACTCTGGACATCGAGCTCTATGACAAGGTAGGCGTATTGCGACTCCTTGCTAAAGCCTCTGGCCTCTTAGAAGCTCCAGAAGATGAAAGCAAGAAACCATCGGTAATCGGGATCAATATTCAAGCTCCTGATATATCCGATGTTGATTTAGGAAGTTAAAACTATGGGGCTACATCGACACTATTCAGCTCAAGTACACGAAGTCGAAAGACTAAAAAGACTTTGTAGCCCCACCCTATTTATTTTTAATACTGGGAATAAAAGATGAGTTTCACTATCTATCAGGCAGATGGATCTAGGTATCAGCAATGGTTCTCGACTATTGGCGAGCTTATTTCCAGCATGAAACGCAACCCTAATGATGCGTACCACCGGAATGATTAAGTACCAAATAAATAAGGCACAAGAGAAATGAACGCAAATGAACTAATGCCTCAATTAAAAGAGCTTCAAGATGAAGTATTAAAGTTAGTTGAAAAGAATCTCCAGCTACATTCTGAAATAGAAGCGTTGAAAGCAGAGAATCAATTCTTTAAAGACCTAATGGGTGATGTAGAAATACTAAGAAAGGTATAAGAGATGAGTCGCACCAAAGAGCAAAGCTCTAAAGCCCTACCCTCTACTGGCCTGTCTTTAGACTTTAGGACAAGCCCACAAGTTTATAAATTCCTGACATCCAATGCTTTTGTACGCGGAATGATGGGGCCTGTGGGGTCTGGCAAGTCATACGCTTGCGCCGCCGAGATAATGATTCGGGCTGTCCAACAAAAGCCATCCCCGATTGATGGAATCCGCTATTCCCGTTGGGTGATTGTGCGTAACTCCTACCCAGAGCTCAAAACCACTACGATTAAAACTTGGCTAGATATGTTCCCAGAAGCTACTTTCGGGCCAATGCTGTTCACTCCTCCGATTACTCACCATATCCGCTTGCCGAGTCGGGATGGCGCGGCGGGGATCGACTGTGAAGTAATCTTCCTTGCACTCGATCAACCAAAAGATGTGCGTAAGTTGTTGTCATTGGAATTAACAGGCGCATGGGTCAATGAGGCCCGTGAGCTACCAAAGGCTGTGATTGATGGCCTTACCCACCGAGTAGGCCGCTACCCGACTAAGCGCGATGGTGGCGCATCTTGGCATGGTATCTGGATGGACACTAACCCAATGGATGATGACCATTGGTGGCACAAGATGGCCGAGAAGGAAAAGATGACGGGCGCTTACGCTTGGAAGTTCTTTAAGCAACCCGGAGGTGTGATTGAAGTTGCTAAAGAGGATCTACCTGAGAATCCA